TGTTACTATAAAAGATGTTGCGATTAAATATGAAATTCACTGTGTATTCTAAACCCGGTTGTCCATATTGTGACAAGATAAAAAAAGTTCTTGAGATATCAAATCAAGATCATACGATAAAGGTTCTTGATGAGGATTTTACGATTGAAGAATATCTTTCAACCTTTAGTCCCAAATCACCTTTTCCTCAGATAGTATTGCATGAGGATGGTGAAGATACTTATCTCGGAGGATGTATTCAAACTGTAAAATTTTTAAAACAACAAAATATAATTACTTGAGTATGAGCCAAAACTCTAAAAAAACTAATCTAAATAAAGATGAGCCCCGCATAAATCGTGGGTTTGAATTAATGTTACGGTATAACAGTAAGGAGGAAAAACCGATACAACCAGAACCGGAATTAAACCTAAAACCAGCACCGAAACCTAAAAAATGGTGGAGAATCTGGTAATCAAAAAGTAAGTCTCTAAGGGGGAAAGGACCATGGAAGCAACACCCTTCATCATAGTGTTTTCAGTGATGTTTACCTTGATGTTTTTTGTCCTAGGAGGTTTAATTGGTTGGAACGCAAAGCAATATCTAGACACTAAAATCTTCAAATTACCGTATAATATTCACCCAGAATGTCTAGATGAAAATGGTGAATTTATACCAGATAAAATTGTATCAGTGAGAGTTGATAACTATGGCGACTACGACGAAAACTACGACTACGAAGACGAGGACGACGAAGACTAAAACCGAATGGTCGATCCCAAAACTTCAACCAAATCCTTTTATGCATGAAATTCTTGAGGCAGTCTCAAAGCAAAGAACGAATGCAAGAAAGGTAGAAGTTCTACAGGCGTATAAGAATCCTGCACTAACAACTATTCTTATTATGAACTTTGATGATAGTGTGCATTCGGTTCTTCCCCCCGGAGATGTTCCTTATGCAGATACTGAAGAGCAAACTTCTGTTGGTGGAAATCTTACAGACTTGATTGATAGCAAAGCAAAAAATCAGGGTGTAAAGAGCAGCGGATATTATGGAACTGAAGATTTTGTAGAGGAGAGAAATAGAACTTCTATCCGTAAAGAATACCAAAACTTTTACATTTACTGTCAGGGTGGTAACGGTAGAATTTCTAAACTGAGAAAAGAGACAATGTATATCAATCTTCTCAGAGGTCTTCATCCACTTGAGGCACAGATTATGATTCTTGTAAAAGATAAAATATTGCAGTCTAAATATAAAATAACCCAAGAGATTGTTTCTCAGGCATATCCTGAGATCAGATGGGGCGGCCGCGGAGGTCGGCGTTGAGTACTGCTACAGAGGTAGGTTCTATGACAGAAAGTTGGTCCGCAGATGAAAAAGAAAACCTACCTCAACGATACGGATGTCGCATACTTTTAGAGAAAGCGACAATGGATCAACTAAATGATAAATCTTGGCCAAATAGTGCTTATATTGTAACTTACAGATTGGAAGGGCAAGTATATAAGGATTTATGTATGGGTCCAAGAGTTAAAGTTTTTGATCTTTATTATGATAAATTTGGTAAAGGAGTCATAGAAAACATCGATTGGGGATATGGAACTGTTTCCCCTAAACTTTGGGGATATCAATCGAAAAATAAAGATGATAAGAAAAAAAGATGAGTGGATTTAAAAATGAATCTCAATTTGATCGTAAGTTAAAATCTATTATCAATGAAGATGAGGTTGCTAAACTTATTAAAAAGTATAAGAAACTGAAAAAGTTTAAAAAATCAAATATACATGCTGTCAATCAACTTGATGGTAGAAAGGACATCATCCAAGAGTTGATGGATGAGTATATGGAAAATAAATAAATTTAATATCTGAAATCGGTCTGTATGAACTTACAGGAAGTGTCTATTGTGGCATCACTGTTATTCATGACAACACCAGTTCAAGCACCGCAGGTTTACAAACCCGTAAGAATCTCATGTGATAGTGCAATATCTTTAATGGATATTGTAAAAAATAGTGATATTGTATGGGAACGACTAAGAGACAAACACCTTTTGGAACTCAGAGAGGACTTCATCGAACATTGCGTTTAGTAAACTGTATCTGATTATACAGGTTGACCTCTCTAAATATTTGTGGTATACTATACCAGTCGTTCATCTCATTCGCTATTTGCGAATAGCAAATGAGACGCAAGTAAGCCGACTCGGAACGGATCGTTCATCTATGGAAGCATTTCTTTTAACCTGCTTACAAGCACAGTTTCTAGTTTCTAGAATCAATGCAAATGATCTTATCAGTGACCAAGTAAGAAATGATCTTGTTTGGGAAGTGAAGCAGGTGACTGAGAAAAAATGCCAAGTAGACGCAAAAGCCGACTGAAGGAACGGGGATTACATCTGTAAACCTTATTACTTTAGGAGTAACATTATGTCTGTCGTAACTTACAGAGGTGTCAAGTATGACACTTCAACACCAAAAACACTTTCGTCTTTGTGGCATCAGAAGGTAGATAATCAGGATCATGTATATCGTGGCCTACATTATCGTCCAGAAGATCTTCACAAGGAGCAAGTAAAATGAAAACAACATCTACTAATTGGCTCGCAGTCATCAAGGCAAAGCAGGTCAAGGAAGAGAAGTTACGTGCTGCACAATTATGTGCAGTGGGTCATTGCGAGGTGCCTAAAAAATGATGAACTTTTTTGGACCAAAAAAGCAATAACATCGTCATGTAGTTTGACTGACAATGGTGTGAGATATCATCACACTCAATTTGATGAAAGAGAACCATCTTGTTATCTTTGTACTTACAGGGGTGTCAAGTACTGGTCTTGCTACGAAATAACCATGAAAGATTGGTTAGAAAAAACGATGTGGGGGGATTGACATCCCCCCTTTTTTTGTATAAAATAGTATAGTAGTTAAGTGACAACATGACTTTACAGCACATTGGCATCGCAATTCGACGGATTGAATTTCTTATGGAGGAGCAAAAAATGTTGCTCGATGAAATTAAAACCAGAATGAATAATCAGGAGTATAATGAAAATGATTATAAAGTTTCGAGTTTTACTCCACTTCCTACAGAGGAAAACGGTGATGTAGAATATTACGACCCAGATGGATGGAACTGATATGTATGAGAATCTAAACTCGTTTGAGGAAGCACTTAAACACTTCGGAACAAGAGTAGAAGTTATTACTGCAATGGAAATGTCGAGAAGAATTTCTTCTGAAGACGCATACCAACTTATTAAAGATGAGTTGAAAGAAGTTAAAAAAGTTCGTAAACAATTTAAAAGGGAGATTGAAGAATGAATGTAAAACTGATTAGTGTTACTCCCGATGCAGAAAAGACAATGGCATACATTGCCCGTGTCTCAAATCCAAATAATCAGGAAAATCCAAACTTTGCAGGATTGCTTCGTTATTGCATCAAACATCGGCACTGGAGTGTGTTTGAGCAAGCAACAATGACTCTGGAAATTGAAACAACCAGAGGACTGTCACCTCAAATTTTGCGTCACGTTTCATTCCGATATCAGGAATTCTCACAACGATACGCAGATTCTTCTCTGCTTGATGAGAGCATTCCTATGTTTGATTTGCGTCGTCAAGATACAAAGAATCGTCAAAATTCTGTTGATGATATTGATCCATCTGTGAAGCAAGAGTTTGAGATCAAAATTCGTCGTCATTTTGATGAGGGAATGAAACTCTACAAAGAAATGCTTGATGCTGAAATTGCAAAAGAGTGTGCTCGTTTTGTGCTTCCCCTTGCAACTCCCACCAGAATGTATATGACGGGATCAGTTCGTTCATGGATTCATTACATTGATTTACGTTCTGCTAATGGCACTCAAAAGGAGCACATGGAGATTGCAGAGGCATGTAAGAAGATTTTTGTTGAACAATTCCCGACTTGTGCAGAAGCCCTGGAATGGGTTTGATAAATATTTACATACATTATTGTTTAAATATGGCAACTTATCCTGTTATTAATAAAGAAACTGGTGAGCAGAAAGAAGTCACCATGAGTGTGCATGATTGGGAACAGTGGAAAAATGATAATCCTGACTGGGATCGGGATTGGTCAGACCCTTCAACTTGCCCAGGATCTGGGGAGGTTGGAGAGTGGCGTGACAAACTAGAAAACAAACATTCCGGGTGGAAGCATATACTCGATAAGAGTGCTAAATCTGCGGGATCGAAAAACCAACTTAAACGTTAAGGAGAACCTATGCCAAGAGGAAGGAAGAAGGGAAATGCCGAATCACAAGTAGGCGTTGGACTTACACCAAAACAACTCAGAAGAAAGAAACCTATAAACCTAGATCTTTTAAAAGAGATTAACCCTTTAACCGATAATCAGGAAAGATACTACAATGCCTACGAGGAGGATAAAAAATGCGTAGTAGCTTATGGTGCAGCAGGTACGGGAAAAACATTTATCACACTTTATAATGCTCTTTGTGATGTTCTCGATGACAGAAGTCCTTACGAAAAAATCTACTTAGTTAGATCTTTGGTCCCAACCAGAGAGATTGGATTCCTCCCAGGAACACATGATGATAAAGCAGACCTTTATCAGATTCCTTATAAGAATATGATGAAGGCAATGTTCGACATTCCAGATGAAGCAGCACAAGAAATGCTGTATTCTAATCTGAAAACACAAGGAACAATTAGTTTTTGGTCAACTTCTTTTATCAGAGGAACAACTTTTGAAAATGCTATCTTGATCATTGACGAGTTTCAAAACTTGAATTTTCATGAACTTGATAGTATAATAACAAGAGTCGGTAAAGACTCAAAGATTATGTTCTGTGGAGATACTAAACAAAGTGATCTCACGAAGCAATATGAAAAGAGTGGAATCAACGACTTTATGAGAATCTTACAACTAATGCCTTCAGTCGAAATGATTCATTTTGATATTGAAGATATTGTAAGATCTGGATTTGTTAAAGAGTATCTTACACACAAAACGGAGCTTGATCTTTAATGTTTACACATGTTGATTTGGATCTCCCTGAACTTAGAAGGGAGCATATAGATGGTATTCGATATTATAAAATTCCAGGACAAGAAAATCTTCAACGACTGGTGTCCATTACCTCGGTCACCAGTCATTATAATAAGGAGAAGTTTGCTTCCTGGAGAGAAAAAGTAGGAGAGGCAGAAGCAAATAGGATTTGTAAAGAATCTACTTCTATCGGTACAGATATGCATACTCTGACCGAGCAGTATCTTAAGAATCTTGATTGCAACACTGATGTTTTACCCATGTCTGAAATGTTATTTCAGATCGCAGTGCCTGCTCTAAAGAATATAAATAATATTTACACTCTTGAGGGGTCTCTGTATAGTTCCACACTTGGAGTTGCAGGGACTACTGATTGCATAGCAGAATATACTGGGGAATCAGGTGTACCAGAGTTAGCAATAATCGATTTTAAAACTAGTAAAAAACCAAAACCACGGGCGTGGATTGAGGATTATTTTGTCCAATGTTGTGCTTATGCTTGCATGTTGCATGAATTGACAGGCATTTCTGTTAAGAAGTTTGTTATCATTATGGCATGTAGAGATGGCGAACTTAGAGTGTATGAAGAGTATGACAAGAAAAAATATTTCAAACTTTTAGTTAAGTATATTAAAAAATTTGTTTCTGATAAACTGAATGATTATGGCAATTAAAATACCGATGGATATTTTTATGGATAAAAATGCTAAAAAAGAAATAGATAAAATCTTAAAGGAAAAATTCTATTGCCCTTCTAAGTTTGCACAAGAAATAGAAACAACAGTCCAAGAAGAAAAGTGTTCTTATATTGATGCTGTCATTTTCTTTTGTGATAAAAATAAAATTGATTTAGAATCTGTACCTAAACTTTTGTCTAAACCTTTAAAAGAAAAAATAAAATGTGAAGCTATTGAATTAAACTTTCTTAAGAAAACATCAAGAGCAAGATTGGTATTTTGAATCCCTTAGAATGCTATAGGACTTACATTGCGATTAAGAATCACTTTACACAAAAGAAATATGATTTTCACAAATATAATGGACATGTAAAGGCTTCATTGCAATCATTTTATAAAAGAAAAGATAGGTTCTGGTTTGAAAAAATGTCCAGAACAAAAACCGAAGAAGAAATCAAAAACTTTTTTGTTGCAAACTTTGCATTATCTCCAGATCCACAAACACTTTGGATTGGAGAGATCATTAAAAATGGTGAATCTAACTATTTGAAATGGAAAAAAAGAATTGAATCTTTGACATATATGTTTAAGGATCAATGTGATATAATCTTTACTGATAGTGACCTGTCTTCTTTTGAAGTGAAGGGATCTAGGCACCCAAAAATAGTAAAACTGTATCTTTCTGATAAAGTTTCATTAGAAACTCTTATAATACTGGATAAGATCTTGCATTTTACAAAGATCTATGATAAAAAGTTGATTGATCCTATTTGGGAATTTACATCTATGAAGATTAAAAAATACTCACCGTTTATATACATAGATGTTAAAAAGTATAAAAGTATTGTAAAGGAGTTTATGTAATGAGTTTTTTTGATTCTGAAATAGTCAGAGCAGAAATGGTGGAAATTGATATGCTCTGGAGTGATATTACTAAAAATCTTTGGAATATTATTGGTATGAGTAGAGAGGAACAAAAGTTTTATGTTTCTCTTCTTGAAAAATATTTGAATAAACAAAAAATACTTTATACCAGAGTTCGTTTGTCTGATGATCCACAGGCACAAGAATGGAAAAATAGTTTACGAGAGCAAGCAACAGAAATGGGATTGCCTGAAGATATGGATATAAATATTATCTTCAATAGCATGGAAGAAACTGTGAAAGAAATGAAAGAATTTCTAGACAGGGCTTGACATCCCTTCCTACCCCTGGTAAGATAAAGTTGTCCAACAAGCCAAATACAACGAATACAAAACACATGGCAGACTTTTCTAAACTTAAAAAACAATCTAATCTCGGATCACTGACTAGTAAACTTGTCAAAGAAGTCGAGAAACTGAATAGCGGCAGTGGTAACGCAGATGATCGTCTGTGGAAACCAGTCATGGGTAAAGATGGTGTTGGATCCGCAGTTATTCGATTCCTTCCCGCACCCGGAGACGAAGAGATTCCCTGGGTCAAAATGTGGCACCACGGATTCAAGGGTCCTGGTGGATGGTATATTGAAAACTCTCTTACCACTATTGGTCAAACAGATCCTCTCGCAGAGTACAACCGTGAGCGTTGGCAAGAAGGGGAAGGATCCGAAGGACAGAAGTTTGTCCGTAACCAGAGCAAGCGTAAACTCTCTTATTATAGCAACATTTACGTCATCAAAGATCCTGCAAATCCTGACAACGAGGGTAAAGTATTTCTCTTTAAGTATGGCAAGAAGATCTTCGATAAGATTCTGAATGCCATGCAACCAGAGTTTGATGATGAGAAACCCATCAACCCATTTGATCTCTGGGAGGGTGCTAACTTCCGCCTGAAGATCCGTAAGGTTGAAGGTTACTGGAACTACGATAAGTCTGAGTTTGACTCCCCAGAACCTCTCCTGGACGATGATGACGCACTTGAAGCGATCTGGAAGAAAGAGTATTCTCTTGCTGCAATCACTGCACCAGATCAGTTCAAGTCCTACGAAGATCTGAAGAAGCGTCTTGATTATGTTCTTGGACTTAGCAAACCTGCTCAACGTTCTTCCGTCGAGGAGGAAGAGGAGTATGACTCTTATGCTTCTAAAGCATCCAAGGCAAAGTCTGAAGAAGATGTTCTGAAAGAACTTGAGTCTTCTTATAAGAAGAGCAAACCAGTATCTAAATTTACCTCTACCAAAGAGGAAGAAGATGATGATGACTACATGAAGAAGTTTGAGGATCTTCTCGACGATTAATCTTCAAACTCTACCGTAGAACCTCTCTTTAAGGATTCAGACACAAATTGTTTGGATCCTTTTTTATATGCCAAGTTTTCTTCTATTTGATCCAATATAACGTTCAAATATTCTTTTTTTAGTGCAAATATTTGTCTTTTCTCTTCATTTAACTTTACTTCATATTCATAGTTTGATACTTCTTTTATTACTTGATTGTATGTAACATCTTTTCCAGATGCTGAATCAAAGTAAGTAAAAAAGGTTGGAACTAACTGAAGATAATTTGGATTTGGAACTTCTACTTCTTCAAGTATTTCTTCGTCTGTAACTGGATCAAATGTATTAGTTCCTTGGAAAACTAATATTGTTTCATTAAAATCTATGTATTTACTTGAAACTTTTAATCCAGCTGGAACTAATACTGTTCCATCTTGAGATTTTATTTCTAAAGTTTCATAATATCTTACTTCATATGCTTTAGAATATGATCCATATTTGTCTATTATGTAGTTATTTAAATCTATATCACTTAAAGGCCATTCGGAATAAACGTTTATAATATTATTTGTTAGTAAGATTACCCAATCTAAATTAGGATCTTCATATAGTTTGTTTGCGACTGTATCTGGCCTATCATCTCCTTCTATAATGTACCTATCAAAAAGTGTAATCTCATTATAAAGATCATTTCTAATAATACCTCTTACAAAAAAGTTTTTTACTTTAGTGTAATCAAAACTATCACCTTTATCGGGACCTCTTGTTATATATTCAAAGTCTGGTATAAATCTGAAGTAATTTAAATCTGACATTTTAGTAACCTATTGAATGATCTTTGCCTTCACCTTCTAAGTAATCTGTATCATAAACAACTTCGATTTCTTGGAACTGCATATTCATTGTATATGCAACCATTGTTGCCTCTTCATCATCAAAAGTTGCATATGTACCTAAAGGTGTATAATCTACATTAAGAGATAGTAAAGCTGCTGCTCTTGTTTTTCCAGATATTTTTGGACTGATCAATCCAATTGATTGATGTATGTCCAGACCCTTCAAATATTGAATGGTAAAAACATGAGGAGATCTTAAAAATACTCCACCACTATCTTTTTTTACCGACATATGATATTTAAAATATCTTATTATTGCTTTTATTACTGCTGCTTCCTCTTTATCTCTCGCACTCATCTTGAAAGTCATTTGGAATGTTCTCAACTGAGGACCTTGGCATAAGAGTTCTACGTTTGGGTTAAGTATTTTCTTTGTTTATCTTGAAAACGCCTTTGGTTGACCAACTGTCTTACCAAGAATATATTCTGATGCTTCTGCACCAGTTTCTGCAAATGTATCACTTACTCGCTTACCTAGTTTTTCTAATGCACTTTGGTCAGCATTTCCAATAGCTGCTGCTCCATCTAAAAACGCTTCTTGAAGAGCGTTTTGATTACTTTCTCCCCACTTTACAGTATTGGTATCTTGTATTGGTGCTTGAACTGCAATGTATATTGATGCGTCTCTTTTTATGTAAGTTGACTTTGTTCCTGGATCAATTTCTACAGCAGTAAATCTTATCTTATCTTGAGCATCAGTCATCGTTAGAGGATACTGAACTCTTCCCCCTCCTTTTATTTGGAGATTGGGATTTGCTGGAGGAACAT